TCCTGCCAAATAAATGGGAAATAGCTACTCGCGCCTTTGTGTTCTCCGAACACACAAACATAAACGTGTAGATCATAGATCCATGCCAATTATCATAATATGTGGAAACAAGCTCACACGGAGGAACTACAAAATTATCTATAAATTCACCATTCGAAATCTGTGGCGAAACTATTATTCGAAATATTTCTGTTCCCACATCCGTTTCTGGTGTTATCGTAAACTTATGAGTTAAACATGGGACCATCGCTAATTGGTTCATACTTTTAGGCATCGTACCCTGTATCCATTCATCTCTTGGAGCCGACATTGTTGTAGAATTAATACCAAACTGCTCTGCTTGGCTAAAACCACGTGCATGGGCTTGCCCTCGATGTTGAGTAAGAGCTACCTGTGATTCTTTACACGGCTTAGCAGGTGGTCGACTTAATCCAAAAATCTCAAACACTTTTCCAACAGCTGATGCGATTTTTCCTCCTACTTCGATGACATCTCCAACTACATTCACAACATCTTCTACTCCTGTAATAACTTCATTCACAATATCACTCATATCTTCTATGAGATCAAATTGGTCATTAAGTTCTCGATGTTCTAGTGCTAACGCTAATCGTATTATAGCACTTTCAGTATATGGAGTGTCTCCTAGTTCCTTTCGTACTAAATCCATCAATTGCGTTTTCGTTGGTACTATCTCTTGATATGGTGGTCTAGGTCCTACTAAATCAAGGTTCTGCCAACTCACCGATAATTGAATATCACAATTAGATGATCCTCCTGTCATAGGCATAAAATCTGTAAGCATGCCAATATACAATTCTCCAAAGTAGAGTGGTAATACTGGATCCAAAGCCGATCTATTAGCCATAAGATTAGTCCAATACTGAAATGGCACCACCAGTTCAAAAGTTTGACTTCGATTACAAGGGATCAAACAATAATTTGGTTGAAAGTGCATTCCACCTGATTTAGAAGTTTTATCTTCTATGAATTCTCCTGCTGTTGTTAACATTTTAACTGTAGGATACCATTTTCTTACCTTTGGTGGCAGAACTGCCATAATTGCCATTCCCGCTTGTATCGAATTAGCGGTAACTTGGGCTGTAATGACAGCATCCATTTTGAGATATGTAAACATATCTAACTGAGTTCGCTGAATGTTTGTATGCGTTTGGCTATCATTCTGCAATAAGTCAAAAGGGACTTCATATCGTTTTAATATCATACCTGCCTTTGAATCAGTTGAGATCTTTACATAATCAAAGTGGATCGGATCTGCTAATACTTTCTCAGCACTAGATTTGTCCATTCCCTGTTTAACTGAAAATCGAGCTTTCTTGGAGCCTCGATTCCGAGTCTTTGTAACTTTTAACGCCTCTTTCTCTCCGAATTGTTTTCCACCACTAACATGTTCGACTTGTTGTGGTTTTTCTAGTTCTGCTGGTTCATCATGTGGTGGGATATCTGTTGTTACGTCTTCAGTACCAAAATTAGGTACCGTAAATGACGATGCGTTGTTATCTGGAAAGAAACCAAGATCTGTAGAGGCTGTAACACCTCCTTCTTCAGTTTCCATTTGATCCTCTAACTCCATACAAACGTCAACATGACTATCGTGATCTGTAATATACTCAAATGTCTTATGACATACGGTACAATAATAATCTGATGTGACATAAGTACGTCTCGCTATTGTAGGATGTATTCCACTATACATTACTGGAACTTGACCAGTATGATCTATTTTACATGGTTCACACATATCTTCAAAGCAAATCGTGCAAAAGAAGAAATGTAATGGTTCCGTTGATAATGGGTAATCAGCCCAAACATCAAAGTGCCATGGTTTATCAGTACTATGCAATAACACATGTGTATAAGAACTTCTATCTAAATAAAATTCGGCTGTGTCTCGATGTATGTCTGGATTAAGATTTTCTTGACCTACTAAATGTAATTGAAGGTCCTCATCAGAGATATCCGGTAATAAACTCTCTTCCTCTGGAATCT